TACATTTTCATAGTAACGCATAAAGTTAATTTTGTCAACTAATGTTTTTACACCTGAATATGATTAAAAAATAAGCGACAGCTTAATTCCTGTCGCTTGTAATTATTATTCTATTTTCCGAATTTCCCCAACTATTGACATAGAGCCAAAAAGAAAACAGAGTAGTCAAAAGACTACTCTGTTGTGGCTCCCCCAACTGGGCTCGAACCAGTGACATCATGATTAACAGTCATGCGGCTCATTTTGAAAAAGTCAGTGTTTATCGGTGTTTTCAGACTTTTAAAATGTTGTCTGTAGTAAATCTGTAGTAATTTCTCAATTAAAAAAATATTTTAAGAAAACGCTTGACATATCACGCAATGCGTGATATAATATAGATACAATAAAGAAAGGGGATACCGAAATGACAAGAATGGAAAATAAAGAAATCACAGTAAAAGATTGGTTTGCTAATAAAATGGCTAATGAGCTTGGCAGGAACATCACAATGTGCTATATCTTTGCAATTTTGAAAGAAACAGAAAAAGCCGTATATGCAATGCTTAATGTTGGTTGTTACCAGCGCAAGACAATGTGGATTCCGAAGTCTGTTCTTGTTGAAGAAGATGTTCCCGATGATTCCAACCACAAAGTAATCTATACAGATGACTACGACAAAGCTGTTGAACTCTTCAACGACCATTGGTCAGATTTTATTTGAATATAAAGGAGAAAACATTATGAAAAAAGAAATATTAAATTTGATTGAAAGCAACGAGGGCGAATTTGTGCTGAATAACATCAGTTACCTAAGAAGATGGAAAAAATCCGCAATCGGTGAAAATGTAGACAAGTTAGTCGTTGAATTTGAAAATATCAACAATGTCAATTTCGGAGTAGCAAGCAAAGAAATTGTTGCAAGAGATTACAACGGTATCATCAATGAAATCACGACTGCAACAAAAGAGTATTTGCAAGAAGTGTCAGACGAACTTTGCAGAAATCTAAAATGTGGGTATATAAATTCAAAATAAAAAAGGAGTTAACTCACCTTGAACACCATATACATTGAAGAATCCGCCTACTCTTATCTTAGAGAATGGGCGGAAAAAGACAGATTGAAATGTTCCTTAGCCGAACCGTTTTTCCGAAAATGTGAAATACGCAAAAAAGATAATCCTGAATATGTCCTATATGTCGAATCGAAAGGACTGAAAAGAAAATTCTCTCTAAAAATCAACAAAAAACTGCTTGTGAAAGGCGAGTTCTTTCCTACTCCCGAAGGTGTGAACGATTTTCAAATTTGCTATAAACTTGCAGAAAATGCTGAAATGAGCCAAGAACAGCTTAATGTGATGATGATTTTGATAACATCCTATGTACACACGAACGCTTTCCTGTGGTATGGAAATTTTCTCGACCGTGACAAGCGAGAATTTTCCGCTGTCGGGACAAATCAAAAAGGCAACAAAACAATCGTGTTCAGACCTTTTCAGGACCAATTATATGCAGCCTCAGTTGGTCATCACAGAAGCCCCGAGGGCGTGTTCCAAGTTCGAGGACATTTTCGCCGATACCAGACCGGCAAGGTCATTTGGATTGACGGCTATCTGAAAGGAGTTGATAAAGTTGACAATTAAAGATGCAAGGCTCAACGCAGGATTAACTCAAGCTCGAATGAGCGAACTCCTCGAAATTCCCAAGCGAACTATCGGAGATTGGGAAACCGGCACGAGAAAGCCTCCTGCATATGTCGAAAAACTTGTAATTCGTGAACTTGAAAGAATCGCAGAAGAAAATAACAGCAAATAACAAATCCCCCTCACTCGCTTTTTACAGCAGATGAGGGGGATTTTTTTGCAATTATGTGTTTTTTATTTCTTTATGCAGTTTGTTTAATCGCTGAACTTATTCTTTCTTCAGCAATTTTGTAATACTTTTCGTCAAGCTCAACGCCGATAAAATTGCGGTTTGTATTTATGCAGGCAACACCTGTTGTTCCGCTTCCCATAAACGGATCTAAAACAGTGTAATTTTCTTTTGAACTGTTTCGGATTATTTTTTCAGTAATGTAAAGAGGTTTAATGGTCGGATGTTTCCACATTTTTTTGTCCTTTAGGTTTGAAACGCTTAAATAATATGTTTTTGCATCCTCGTAACTGTGGGGAAAGCACTTACCTTTTCCTTTTCTGAAATAAAGTAAATATTCGGTGTCGCTTAAATACTTATTTGAATAGGTGGGCAAAGCGTTCGTTTTGTGCCAGCAAATAATATCAAATTTGCATTTAAGTTGTCCGACATAAAATTTTAAATAATCATATATTTGTGCTTTATTGCACCAAAAATAAGCATTGATTTCTTTCATAACTCGCAAAAATTCTTGTCCGAAAAGTTCAATATCATACCCATTAATTATTTTTGCTTTCTCGACATCCGCTAAAGATTCACTTAATTTCATTTTCTTGTTTACAGTTCCGCCGCCCTTTGTGTTTAACACATAAGGCGGATCTGTCAGTAACAGGTCAACGCTGTTATCGGGCAAAGTTTTCAGCACTTCAAGACAATCGCCTTGATATAAATTTACCGTTTGCGTCACCCCAATTCTTCATTTATGATATCCGCACCGCCACATAAAATTTGCAACGGTGCGAAATATTTAACATCAGCCAAGTGCCTTTTTGGCATTTGCAATTTTCTTATCTTTAGCCCAATTGCAATCATTGATAAGATGATAAATCACATTGACTGTTTTCTCATCAACGATACCATTAGCTGTGATATTACCTGCCTTCTGTGCCTCTTTGACCGCCTTCAGAGTACCATCTCCGAAACCGTTTGAGTTATCGACCTTAGTCTTGATGATTTTCATGTTGTACAATGTAATCAACTGTTTCTTAAATGCGAGTATCGCTGTGTTGTGTAAACCGTATTTAATCATTTCTTCTTCATCTCCCGTGCTTGATTTTTTGATTATGTTGTTGTTGATAATAACATCTGTGTCAACATTGCCGTTAATGCCGTTGATTCTGCCGTTGTCTGCGTTCTGCCAAATATCGCAAGTCTTGCTTGGAGAACTCGACCACTGAGCAAGCCAAATACTGTACTTGTTGCGGAGCTTTTTATAATCAAGATAATTGTTGAGCCAATTGAGATTACTGTACACCCCTGCACGGTAACCGCCCGATTTGATAGCATCACAAAAAGCAATTGCAATGTTTGTCAGAGCAGACATACCGAGCCTTGTCTGACCGCTCTCCTCGAGGTCATAATATACAGGCAATTCAAGTGTTTTATCCTTAATGCACGCAAGGCATACCTTAGCCTCCTGCTTTGCCTCTGCAACAGAGTATGCGTAAGAGTACCAATATACACCGACTGCAAGACCTGCTTTCTTAGCGTTTCTGTAATGCGTTTCAAATTCAGAGTCTTTCTGATAGGTTTCCTTGCCGAATCCTGCACGGATAATCACAGCATCAATACCGCTGTTCTTAACCTTGTTGTAGTCAACTCCTGTTTGACAATAGCTGACATCAATAGCAGTAACTTTCATAATTATTCCTCGCTTTCTGATACTTCGGGCAGTCCTGCAACGCTTGTCAGGACAGACAACACACCTGCCAAAAGGCTTGCAGAGCCTACCGCAACCCAGTTTACATCTGTCATAACGGCTGACACGCCGATTGTTGCAACAGCAGTCTGTGCAACAGTCTTAATAGCTCTGACCGCCGTAGCTTTCGCCCATTCTTTGGTAAAAATCTTTTTCATGTTCAATCTTTTCCTTTCACTGATTTTTTTCTAAGTCATCAATTCTGTGATTTGCGACCTTAATTTCTTCGTCAACAACCGCATTGTGTTGTTCAATCGCATATGTACGCTCAATGAGATTGTTATGTTTTTCAACTTTCTTTTCGAGCTGTTCAATGCGATAGTTCGACATTCGGTTGCTTACACAAATGCCACCAAGCGTGCCAACTAAAGTACCAAACAGTGATATAACCGATACAATTACTTCGGGTGTCATTTTACTTCGATCTCGCTTTCTATCGGCTCATCAACGGTTGGATTGTCGCCCCACACCGCCATGACAGCATTGTAATATTCGTCTGACAGCACCGTTTTAAGCTGTTCTCTGCCCGATTTGCTGTTCATGTATGCGTTGCGGATGTTTCCGCCGACCTGCATTTCTTCACCGTTAAAGGTCAAAAACTGCTGTCTGAGTACCGACACGCTGTCCTTCGTGAGCATATCGAGTGTGATTTTTTCTTTAAGTTCCATTTTTCATACCTCCGTTATTTAATTTTGTACAAGCAAATCACATTAATTTGCTCGCCGTCTGCGAATGTATATGCGGTCTTATCCTGAGTCGAAAACTGTAGCCAAGTGTTATTTTTCGGAATGGCAAATTTAAAGAGCTTGCCAAGGTTTGAAATACCAACACAAAAAACATTGTCCTCGGAAATACATTTGTACGGCAAATCAATCAGCGGACACATGTTATTGCCGCTAAGAGATACTGCGTTCATTTTGACCGTTGCACTGACGATTACGATGTCACCAATCGTCTTATATGTACAGTTTGCACTTTTGATTTTATCTGCAACGGTTGAGTATGGTGTAAGCGTTGATGTTCCGTTTTCGATATTTGACGAATCGTATTTAGTTGCAAGAAGCTTGTCCGTTTCTTCTGATGAGTAGGCTTCGTTTGCGTCGTAATAGAAATCGTTCAGATATTTAACGCTCGGATAATTAGTGCTGCTGTCTGTAATGTCCGTTTTGGAGCTCACTTTGTTTGAATTGTCTTCTTTTGGTTTAAGTGCATTGGCTACGTCTGTTGCGTTTGCCTTGCCTGTGAGGGCTTTCTCTGCCGTCTGCATTCGTGCCGATAACTGACTAACCGTGCTTTTATCGGCTTTGTTCGCAAGATTTGCGTCGGCTGTATCAAGCCTTGCCCCAAGCGAATTATGGCTGCCTCTTGCCGTGGCAATCTCTCGGCTGATTTCAACAAAACTGCCAGCACTTTCATTGTTTATCTTGCTGTTCTCAGCGAGGCTCGGTGTAACTTTAACTTTTAAGGTCAGCGGCGTGTTTAATACCTGCGTTTCGCCGTTTGCAATCTTAATTTCGATTGCTAAAAAGCCCGACATAGACTTGAAATCTTCAAGCGGAACAGTAATAACATCCGCTGTACTGTTCAGGGTGCAAGCGACTGAATCTGAAATTAAATATCCGTCCGTCGCAAAGGTTGCAGTTACTGTGCAGTCTGCAAAGGTCAATTTTTCACCGCTTGCCGTTAAAGTAACATCAAGATAGCGTGTTGCTTTATCGTTGACATTGACAATACCAACAACATTCGGTGCGTTGCGGTCATTTACATCAATTGTAATTGATTTATGTGCTAAACTAATAGCCATTATCTTTTAAACCTCCTTTGGATTTTTAATAAATCAGACATTGACATACTTAAGTCACCGATTGTAATTTCTTTGTATTTCTGAGACACGCTATCGTAAACCGTTTTTGAAATTCTTCGGTTCAAATTCGTGCCGTCCGGCATTACAACCGTCACTTCGTCATAAAGTTTGATTGCATTCATTTTTGTGAGCTCATTTTCGAGAGTTACTTTTATGCTCAGTGTTTCCGATGTTTGTTCCGTCGAATAGTTATAATCAGCAACTGCATATCGCAAGGCATCTCTGACTTCTTCGTAGTTTTCGCCTGTGCTGGGATTCAAAGTGTATTTCTTGATTTTATTTGTGCAGTCGTATAAATATGCGTTTTTTATGCTCCGTTTTAAACCTGTTTCATATGGTTCAGGGCTTGATACGACAACTTCTTTATTGTCCGTAGTGTTGCATCGTGCGTAAGGCATAACATGTGTATAGTAATTGCCGATTTCAGCAGTCTGCTTATAATCTGACACATTAGCGCCAAAAGCAATTCGATAGCCACTTTTCGCCCCTGCTGTACTGATTTTTTCAAAATGAATATCAAAATTGTTAAAATACAAAACACCGTCAAACTGATTTATCAACCCTTCATCGTCATTTTTAAAAATCTCCTCAAACTTTACCGCTTGTGAATAGCCTAAATAAATTCTTTTCTTTGCTGTGATTGATGAACTGAAGCTAAACCACTTATATGGGGCTTCCGTAAACCACATATGCAGAGGTTCTCCTACTATGCTGTAGTCTCGCATAAAGTGGTCAATTAGTTCTTTTGGCGTGCCGTACATCGAACCGTCTGTTGCACGAGGAATTGTGCCATTTTGGAAAAACATTCTTGACACATGTTCGCCCGACACGGTTAAATCACCGTTTTTATCGACTTCTATTTTTGTGACATAAAAATACTGTGGCTCAGATACATTATTTACTTTTGCTTTAATATATGAGGTTATTTTAATTTTTGAAACAAGCTTATCTGTGCTTTTAATTTTTGCACTAAAGCTGTATGTGCCATTTTGCTCCATTGTTGTCAAAAATTCGGTGCATTCATTCAAGAATCCAAAGCCGTTTGATTCCAACAAGGCGGTTGGATTCTTATAATAATCCGCTGTTTCGTATAAAATCGGTTGCATTTCTCATAGTCTCCTCCAGTTCGGTTTTATTTCAACATCAGTAAAAGTGTTTGCGTTCTTTCCTGAAATTTTAATCTTGTTCCACCCCGGTGTAAGTTTCGGAAATTCTGTGCAGATGATGCAGTTATTTGCTAATGTTTTACCGTCATCAAAAGAGGCGGTCTGTTCTTCTGAATTGAGTTCTATGTAATCCTTATCCGAGGATGTCTTTACCGTCAGAGTTTGACCGTCATTAACGGTCAGTATCAGCGGCGTTATTTTTGCCCCTGAATTAATGATTTTAATAAAAGGTTCAGCGGCATAGCTTTCAGGGTTGAAAAGCTCAATTTCAGCAGTTTGAGTTGAAGTTGATTTTACTTTTATTGTTTCCTGTCCCAGGTCACTATACCAAAACGGCACTCGGCTGAAATTTATTGTTGTTGACAAGCAAAGGGGGGCAACCTCTTCGATTGTCTCAACTCCTGTGCAAATTGCTTTTGTAAAATAGCCGGGGTTGTATGTGTCTCTAAAGATTTTATACTCACCGTCCCACACCGTAAGCCACTCTGCAAAAGCTCTTACAAGCTCTGCATTGCTTTCATTCGGCACAATGTACGGATAGCTATTGACTTCAAACTGCATTTCAACATTATCAAATACGCCATTGTCAGCGATTACTCCGCCATTTTTTCCATAAACAGAGATAAAATCAAAACTGCGTTTCGCTATCTGATATTTGGGAGTGCTTGCTATAAAGAAGCCTAATGTTCGCAAATCAATGCCGTTGTATGTAAAACTATGCCTCATCTTTAACCTCCCCATTTCGATACTTCGCCGACAAGTGTCTGCACAATTGCAGTTGATACACGACGGTTAAAATCATCAACATCCATGTCATTGTTGATGTTTACATCGCCTGCGAATTTAATCTCAATCGTAGGCAAGTTTGTAACAATTTTTGACATCTGGCTGTTTGCCGCTGCGTAATCTTGGCTTTGTGTGCGGATGTCTGCAAATTTACTGTTAATCGCACCGACAGGGTCGCCCTCAACAGCTGACAAGGCTTTGGCCGCTAAGTTCCTTGCTGCTTTTTGAGCTTCGACGATTTCATCTTCAATTCCGAGACAGTAGCCTTTACCAAAATAAACACCAAATTTTCTCGGCTTTTTTGCCGGAGAGTGCGAATCCTGCTCTTTTTGCACTGATGCTAAGGCTGCAGCGGCAATTGATGCCGCTGAATTACCTACACCAGCTATAACCGATTCAATGCCGGATGAAAATCCTGTTGAAAAAAATGCGCCGAGCATCGAGCTTGCCGATATTACATAAGCTACAAGGTTTTGTGATGCAGTTACATCTACCGCTTTTTTTGTACTGCCTTCGATTTTTTCTTTTGACTCTTTGCTGCCAATTGTTTCAGCGGTTTTATTAACGCCCTTTTTCGCTGCTTTTTCGCCGTTGCCCTCTAGTTTGTTGAGCTCACCGGTAGCCTTATCTACGAGGTCGTGAGCATTATCAACCATTTTTTGAGTTACACCCGGTTGACCTTCATCCATTGCAGTTTTTAAAAGCTCATAGTTTGCACTAAGATTAGTGACCTGATTTTCAAGACTTGTCTTTGAACCGGTTTCGGCATCAATGAATCCTTCTTTGATTCTTGTCTGCTGTGCGGTGATTTCGTCAGCTTTGCCTGTGGCGATTGCGGCGGCAGTTCCGTACATGTCGTTGTACATTGCGAGCTCAATTTCGGCTTGCTTCTGCAACTTCTCTGCCTCTTCAACTTGTTCGCTTGTAACACCTTCAACGCCGTCTTTCAGGGCGGTTCTTAGATTTTCAGTGTTCGTCTTAAAATCATTGACCTGCTGTTCGAGTGTGTCTTTAGTTCCTGTCGTGTGAGTGATTAAATCATTCGACAAATCCGACATTGCGGCTTTAATTTCTTCGGTGTTGCCTTTAGCGTTTGCCGCTGTTAGATTTTCAACATTTTGGATTGTGGTGTTATAATCAACTACTTTTTTCTGATATTCTTTGTACTTGCCATCTGCCTTGTCAAATTCTATCTGTTTAGCCTTTAAATTGTTTTCAGCTTCATTTTGCGCCTCGCTGTAAGCTCTTCCGACGGATTTTGATAAATCTTCAAAATGCTGATACATATTTCTACCATCTTGAAAATCTTTGAGTATTTTTTGGTAATACTGTTGAGATATCTTGCCGTTTTCGAAACCCCAGCCTGCATATTTCAAAGCCGTTTGACCTGGCGAAAGTCCAGTGACACTCATTTGTGTAACTTTTGCCTTAGCTAAGTTTAATTCTTTTTGTGCATTTTCTTTGGCGACATAGCCGTTTGCAACATCGTTTTTTGCACTTTTTAAGCCTGATACAGCAGTTCGATAGGGCTCTTCAAGTGCCGATAACATTGCAAGCGCTTTTTTTGACTCTAATGTATCGTCAATTATATCTTTTAAATCCGAATATGAAGTAATGACATTGCCGTTCCATTCAATTTCATCGCCTGTAACCCGACTTAATTCATTGGTGATAAATTTTGCCCTATCCTCATAACCTTTTTTGACTTTGCCGTTTTGGTCTACAATGCCTTGCAATTCGCCCCACAAATCATTATAATATTGAAATTCGCTGTCAACCTCAGACGTTGCATCTTTTTTGCTCTGAACATATTCATCGTTAGCATCTTTAAGCTCTTTGATTTCTTCTTTTGCTTTTTCCTGAGCTTCGTTAAGTTCTTCTTGGGATTGTTTTGCACTGTCGTTAGCCTCTGAAAATGCCCAAATTTCGCCTATAGCACCAACAACTAAACCTGCAACTAATCCCCACAAATTTGCTTTTTGAGCAGTGTTAAGCCCCTCTTGTGAGATTTTAGCGGCATCTGTTGCCGCTTTCAAAGACTTGTAAGCTCCCCACAGATTTTTGATTTCTGTAACTATTTTAGTGGCCTTTTTACCCGACCAAATAGCAGTAGTTAAAACACCAATCTGTTTTAGCGTCGGAATAATATCATCTGTATGCTTGCTCGCAAATTTACAAAGTTTTTTTACCTCGGGGAATAATGATTTGCCGATAGGATTAATTACATCGGTCTGCACAGTCCTGCCGAGGCTCGCCCAATCGGATTCGACATCATCATATTTGATATCCTTGATTTTTTCCATTGAGCCTTTGACATTTTTGTAGTTTTTGTTGACATTTCCAAGCGATTTGATAACTTTCATTGCGTTATCTTCACCGAGAGCCGACCAAACCGTTGAAGCTGTAGTTAATGCCTTTTGTTCATTCTTTGTGTTTTTTAAATCGCTGATAACGCTATAAAAAACATCTGATGCAGTAGCTTTGCCGTCCTTCCACTTTTTAAAAATTTCGCCCGTGCCTTTTGAAAAGCTACCGAGATTTTCTTCAATTCTTCTGTCGGAAAGAGAAATTGTGAATTCTTTGACGAAATCATTCACTTTGTCAAGATTGTACGCACCGTTTTTGGTGCCATTTTCGAGGATTGAAAACATCTGCTCGGCATCAAAGCCTGCCTGTCCCCAAATCTGTGAATATTCGGCAATATTATCGCCGAGCTCTCCGCTGTAATTTAAGCCGTTTTGCGCACCTTTTACGATATAGTCAAAAGCCTCATCAGCTGTTAAGCCCATGTTGGTCATCAGACCGTTAATGCCTCTTAAAGTTTCGCTGATATCAAAGTTATCAAAAGTTCCCTCGAGCGTGTACAGGTTTTCCGCCATATCTTTAAGCTTTTGAGGATCTTGTTCATCCGTAACCTGTTTGATTTTTGACAGGGTGTTCGCAATATCTTCTTGTGATTCACCAAAATTGTCTTTGTAAATTTCGCCGATAATGTTTTCGTATTTTGATAATTCTTCGGTAGTCAAGCCGGTTTGAGCCTGCAAGGAGTTTAAAGCCTTTTCTTCACTGTTTGCACTTATGACAGCTCCGGTCAACGCTCCGCCGACTGCTGTTGCCGCTGCGCCTGCTTCTTTTAAGGCATCGCCGACAGCAGATTTAAGGTTGTCGGCTGAGGATTTAACATCATCCATTTCTTTTTTGACCTTGGATAAATCAGTTTTATTCGACTTATTTTCAAGGTTTTCAACCCCATTTGCAACTTTATCAAATTCGTCTCTTGTCTTATCAAGTTGTTCGTGAAAGGAGTTGAGTTTGCTTTTGGTTTTTTCAACTTCACGCTGATAAGCTCTGTACTGCTCCGTCGAAATTTCGCCGTTTTTTGCCTGCTCTTCAACTTGATTTTGTACCTCAAGCAAGCGGTCAAGGGCAGATTTGCTGTTTTCAATTTGTTCTTTTAACACTTCTTGCTTTTGAGCAAGCAAGACAGTGTTTTCGGGGTCAAACTTTAATTGTCTGTTAACAGCCGACAATTCGCTCTGCAAGCTCGAGGATGAGGACTGCACAGCTTTTAAAGATTTCTGCAAGTCTATCGTATCGCCTGCAATCTTAACGGTAATACCTTTAATCGTAGATGCCATATCTATCCTCCAACTTTTTGTATCTGTTCATAAACTCGCTGTATTGCTCTTCCGAGATTTTTTTACTTTCAAATCTTTCGACAACAAAAGGCAATACAGATTTCATTTTCTGATATTTTTCTTCATCCTCGTGGATGTTCTTATTGTTTCGCAATGCAAAATAGGCTTCTACATAATCAAGCACAAAACCTATTGTAAATCTTTGTAGGTCAGCGACAGTCAGACCACACCTGACGGCATAAGATAAGACCTCTTTCGCCGTCAGGAAAGTTCCGTTTAGGTCGCTGTCGCTGTCACTTTTGGGTTGTCGCTTTTAAGACTGTCAACAATGAGATCAACGATTTTACCTATCGCAGAAATAGCGTCCTTAATGCTGATTCCTTTTGACCAAGCCTTAAAATTAGGAATCGTATCGTCTGCCGTTTTTGCCGCTGCCCATAAAAGCTTTACAGCAGTGCCAAATTTTACATCATTGAGATTCGGGACAAGGACACGGTCGGCATCACGCAGAAAGCTGTGGCCTTTAAATGTGTCCTCGTAAATGAGCATTGTATATGCCGTAACCTCAACCTCAACATCTTTGCCGTTAATAACAACTGTATCTTTCATTAGCTCTTAGCCGCCTTTGTAGTGTCTGATGAGGCCTGATCTGTAGGAACTGCCGATTTTGCAGCCTTTACAGTAGGCACTACAACGCTTTCGGGCAGAGTGTCGGCATAAGATGTATAGCGTACAAAATCATTGTCAGGGCGTGGTTTTGACGTGATTGTAAATGTTGGGAACTGTGGATCAAAGTTACCTTCTGATGTCTTGTCGTTCCTGCTGGCTCTTGCAGCTACGCAGTCGAAATATGTGTCAATCTCGTAGAGCTTGTCACCTTTGTATGTTTCCTTGGCAGCGAGGAGGGCAAATCTTGGCATTACCTTAATGCCGCCCTTTTCGATGATACCGCCTTCAGTTGCTTCATCATTGCCGAACCAATCTTTTTCGATGTCGTCGACTGCTGAAATAAGCTCAAGACTGATTGTATAACCGCCGTTTGCACTTGCTACAATAATAGGCAATCCGTCGGCGTAAATTGTATTTGAATCGCCGATAGGTTCAGCACCGATACTTCTGCCGCCTGCCTTATCAGACTTAAACCACACGGGATTACCGTATGTGACTTCGCCTGTGCTGCTTTCTGTAAGTACGGCATAACCAACTTTTCTAATAGTTTTGTTCATTAATAAACACTCCTTATGTTTTTAAATTCTTTTAATTCCGCTCAAATCACCGCCGCCCATAGCTTCCGATGATTTAATGAGCTTTTTTATTCCGGCTTCAAATTCGCCGTGAATTTTCTCTGTAGCCGGAGCAATATGCACCTTCGGTTGTACCGTTCCGCCTTTTTTACCTCTCTTTTTGTGTGTTTTTTCAAGTAGGTGTGTAAGCCGGTACTCAGGCTTAGCTGAATAAACCGTTTTTTCATAGAATCGAAATGTTTCATTCGTGACTTTTACCCTAAACGATTTGCGATATTTTTTTCTTCTGCCGACAGGTGCATTTTTCTTGATTTCGTTTTTGAGCTCTTCGGATTTTTCATCGACCAATAGTCGGACACCCATTTGCACATCAGCCGAATAGGTTGACAGCTCTTTCGATAGGGTATCGCCAAGGCGGTCGATACCGACTTTTTTGTAATCACTCATCAAAAGTCACACTCAGATTGTAATAACTTACACAAAGTTTATTCGTTATGTCCCACGCTCGGTTCGGCTTTTTCCAACCTAAACCGTTTTCGTTGAGCCATTTTTCAAACTTTGTTTCGCTTGTGTGGTCGTCTTTTGCCGTGTAGAGTTCTATGATGATTTTTGCATTTTTCCAAAGTATTTCACCGTCTGCGTAAATTCCTGTTTCTTCATCCTTGAAATAAACAAGATAGGGTGCAGGGGTTGATTTGTTGTAATCTGCCTCTACACATTTAAAGCCACAAGACTTAATAAGTTCGACAAATTCATCGTAATTTTTAAAATACATCTTCTGCACCGCCCTCATACAGCCCCCTCTGTGACAAGCTCAAAATCGAGCAAGGGGGATTTTTGCTTTTATCGTGCTGAATTTGTTCAATCTTGAACCGTGTGCCGTCAATGATGACCGCCATATCCGTTCGCAAGTTTTCGTCCTTGTGAATATGTATGACCTTTGACAGTTCAATATCGTTCTGCTTTGCACCATAAAAACGAGTTACGCCGATTTTTTCATTACCGAAACGATATTTTTTCAGACTGTCGGTGATGATGTCGTCGTTTTCGTCGGTTTCATAGATTTTTGCAAGTCCGTCATTAAATGTCAAAAAATCAATGTTATTCTTCAGTATCATACATTCGCACCTCGTATTCCTGCCTTAATTTTAAAATTTCGTTTTCAAAATTATGGTCGAACATTTCAACAGCATTTGAGTAAGCATAGCGGCAGTAATCAAACAGCAAACTTCTTGCCCTTGTCGCCCGTTCAAAATCCTCATCAGTAAGTAGAGGATTATAATCGCGGAGGTGCTGTTTTCCATTGGCTATAATCAGTTCAATTTTCGACTTTGTGCTTTCATCTGTTTCGATGTGCTCACGGTCAAAATCGAGCATATTAACTACATCGTTTATGATTCCCATTGTTCAACACCTCCGCAATAAATTAAACTGTTGTTGCCTGATTGAGAGTTACCTTAATTTCAGCAGGATTGAGCGCTGAAATATCGAGCTTAATAAAATCGTTCGTATGAAGCGAAAAGCCTGTTGCGTAAGCCTTAATAAGATAAACTCTGTTGTCTTCGAGAAACTGATACTGGTCAGAGTAATCAAGCTTACCTTCCTTACCTGTTGAGAGACAGGCTTTATATCTTGAAAGCTGACCGATAACAGCAGTACCTTCCGCAAGCATTTCTGACGGATAAACATTCGTCGGGAAGGGGAAGAGGTTGTTTTTGTACGAGCCGTCGGTTGCAAGCACCGTAGTCGCAGGAATAATCTTTGTGAGATAGTCCACAGGATTAACGATGAGGTCAACCGATGTGATGTTGTTTGTCTTGCCACCCTTACCTTTTGCAAGCTTTGCGACAACATCCATATATGACTTCACATCAAGGCTTGTGAGCCTTGTTGCCGTCTTTTCTGTGTAAGCGTTTGCCTTTACTGCTCCTTCGGGGTCCTTGAGCATACCGATAGGTTTGCCGTTACCGTCGCCGTTAATAAAGCCATCTTCAAAAGCATAAGCAAGTGCATCAGCAAGAATTCTGCGGACATATGCGTCAATGTATGTAGCTCCGAGGTCAAGCATATCCTTCGGAACAGGAACGAAGGCGCTTACCTTTGATGTTGAGAAGTCCTTTTCCTGAATTGTGCCGGCAAGCTCCTGTGTAATTTTAGAGTTCAGTGCGCCCCAAGCGGCAAGCTGTTTTGTGTCTGTCGCAAAGATTGCCTTAACAGAGCCGTATGTGTTCTCAATACCGATTGCATCGAGCAGCGGATGATTGCTGGTAATGTCCTCAAGCACTGTGTCAAGGATTGTCTGCGGAATTGTAACATCAAGACCTGTGAGTGCCTGCTTAACATCAGCAGATTTTGCCGCTGTTACAAAATTGTTGTAAAACTTCTGCTCTGCCGATGTAAGCTGTCTGAATCCTCTCTTGGCAAGGATTGTGTTGTCGGCTGTTTCGCCGATTTCCTGTGCGACCTCAATGATTGACTGCTGAATACTGTCAGCGTAGGCATTGAGTGCATCGGTCATTTTTGCTTCATCTTTGGAATCAATGGCAGTTTTCAAGTTCTGCGCAAACTTTGCTTTTGCGTTCTTAATCGCATCAAGATTCTTCATTTTTTAAATCTCCTTTATAAATAATTTTTGTTTTTGAAATACTCTTCAATAAAGCCAAAGCTATCCTTTTTTTCGGGATTTTTCGGTTTTGGCTCGGGTGGTGTCTGTGGTTCAGGCGGTTCAGGCTTTGCACCAAGCATTTTTGCAAGTTCTGCCGCTGCCTGTTTTGCTTTTGGATTCTTCTTTTGCTGTGCATCGTCAACAATCTCTTTTGATTCGGTTAAATCAACCGGATCAAGAATTTCGTCACACAAGCCGATATTGAAGGCTTCCTCTGCCGTCAAAAATGTTTCAGCATCAAGAAGCGGCTCGAGGGTTTCTCTCGTGAGCTTATCGCCTGCGTGTACAAGATAAGAGTTTGTACTCGCTTCACTGATTTTGTCAAGCTGAGCTGCAAATTCTCTGTGTTCTTTCGCATTTCCATAACAACCGCCGATTGCGTGATGAATCATCATTGTTGTGTTTGACGGCATTACAATCTTGTCAGCCGCCATTGCGACAACAGAGGCGATTGAGCAAGCCATACCGTCGATATATGCAGTGACCGGCACACTCTGCCGTTTTAGCAAATTGTAAATTGTCACACCTTCGTCAACAAATCCGCCCACGGAATTGATGTAGATTTCAATGCCTTCAATTTCGCCTGCTTTTTCAATCGCCTTGCGAATATATTCGGCGCTTGTCTTGGATTCTACGAGGTCACCCCAAATATTCAAGTAGCTCGGCTCAATTTCACCATAAAGATATATCTGCAAGACACTCTGATTTTCAGCAATCTGTTTGATATTGTAATTTCTGCTTTTCATTTATTTTTATTCACCACCTTTCAGAGCGTTTGTTATTGTTTGGTAATTTTTGGTAAGGTAATATGTGTGTGCCCAAGCCTCCGAGCAAGGGAGCATATTGCAATATTTTTGAGCCTGTGCAGGTGTCAGCACACCGCTGGCAATTGACTTGTCGAGGTTGTTCGCCTGACTTACGGCATCAATGTGTCTGACTGTCGTTGTGTCAATTAAGAGATAATTGCCTTTGCTAAATTCGGTGCTACCGAATCTCTTTTTTGTAATCTCTTGCTCAAACATATTTGCAATCGGATCAATTGCATTGCCAATAGCGCAATCCATTGCATCAGACAATTGCGATGCTTCACCGCTTAAAATTGCCGGCGGAATGTGCAAAGCATTGCCAACAATCGTGTATGCCTCGGTTTTTAACTTTTGAATGTCGTTAATCTCGCTGTTCGTAGTCTTTCCGGCATCGGTTGACGGCTCGGTGTAGTGCATGCCTTTGTAAATAGGCATAACAGCGTTTTTGTTTGCATAAAACGCTTTAAACTGCTTCGACAAGATTTTGTTGTAAGTTTCAGCGAAGTTTTCGTCGCCGAAGCTGTAATTATCCATCTCTAAGATGCCTTTGTGACCGACTGCTTTGTTATATCTTTCTTGAGCTGATAACATTAACTGCTCGTAAGTGTTGCACATATCCGATAACAAGCCGTTAAGAGCAAAGTTGTTATATCTGAGGTAAATTACCTCACTTTCAGGAAAAATGCGCTGATATGTAAAATTTCGACAAGTAACGTCGCTGAATGTGTCGTCAATCAAAGCGTGTTCCGTTCTCGAGAAGCTATCAGCAATCATAAGCTGATTATCGGCAGTTTCAACAATTAAAAGCTCGTTGTCAAAAATCAACTTCGCAACAGCCTGCGTAAAAAATTCGATTTTGGTTTGATGCTTATTCGGCGAATAGTTCCAGAGATAATATTCAGCCTTGCGACTTTCTCGGTTGTTGCTTACAGTCACAAATTCGCACTTTGCCAAACTCCTTGCGATAAAATCAATCGCCGTAAATAGAGCAAGTTCAGTCAGGTGAAACCTCTGTTCATCGACAGTTGAACCGTCCTCGTTAAATTCCGCTGCAACAGCATCTTTTTTAAAGAGATTTTTCACCCAGTTTATTACTTTCATTTTTTCACCTGCCTTTTAAAATACAATTGCATTAAAACAATTCTTGAGTTCGTCAACCGTCATCGGCTGATTTTGTTTCAGCAAATCAAGTTGTGTATATGCGGCGACGAACGCCATAAATCCGTCTGTTTTTCGTGATTTCGGCTCAATCTTACCATAGATAATATTTCCGTTTTTATCTTCGACAGCCGATGTGTTGTTTGTGTACCAACGCATAAGAGGCGAATCCCCCCAAACAATACGCTGATTTGCAAAATCAGAGGCAATCAGGGGAGCGACAAGCATTTTGTCTGACGGCCTTACAAGTTTTAGATTATTTCGTCCTTTACGGTCGCATTCAAAACCCAACTGCATTAACGGCTCTTTGAGTAATGTATAGCGGTAGTTATCTAACGCTCCACCGATAATGTTGTAACGTTCTTTCTGTCCTCTCAACCAATCAGCTACAATTTCGGGAGGTATTTCTGCTCCGTCCACTCTTTTTAAGTCAGGTTGCTGAGTATATGGAAATTTAATCCTGCCCAAATCCGCCGATTGCGAACAGTACCACGAAAACGGCTTCCATACAATTTCACCGTTAATTAAAAACATCAGCCCTATACCCAAAAAGTCAGTAGTTTTTGTGTAATCAACGCCAAAAACACACGGCTTACCTTCAAGGTCGGGAAGAGGTCTGTTTGTAGCTTTGATATTTTCCCATGAGGTTACAGGATTTGCTTCCGTTCCCTGCGGTAAATTCATTCTCTTCGTCATGAATGAAGAGTTATTATTTGGATCAATTTTCCATTTTTCGTATTCCTTCCGAAGTTCTCGGAGTAAGTTTGGAAAATACTGCAAACTCGGATTCGCCTTGTACCAATTTTGCTCGTCATGAACTTCCTTTTCGTCATTTAATCGGCAAATAAAATAAAGCGTGCCGTTGTCGGGCGCATCACCGTTTAAGACTTCAAGGCCTCTCGCAAACTCTTGGTCAAGTGGACCGTCTCGAACATATCCCATTGTTGTAGTCGTCGTAGTTCTCGGAAGTGGCTTTTTTCCTAAGCCGGTGACAAACACGTCAATAAGCTTGTAGTTTTCGTAAGCGTGCTTTTCGTCGAAATCAACCTTACCCGGTCTACCGCCGTCTTTCGTATCACTGTTAGATGTCCGATATCTCAACACAGAGTTTGTCTTTATATTTACAATTCTTGTTTTCGTCCACTTAAAGTGTTTTTGCATTTTGGCTTTGTTATCTTCAAGGACATTATAAATATCGTTAAAAGTAATAGTCGCCTGATCTTCCGATGTTGCACAAATGTCAATATCGTAATTTTTAATACCGTTTATCGGTGTTAAAAGCGCGAAATCCTCAAAACCTAAATAGCCATTTTTGCCTGTACCTCTTCCGACGATAAGTACAAGGTCGGGAAACCTTAAAACACCTGGAGCTGAGTATGTGCAATTATGCAACGCAAAGCAAAACTTTTCCCATTCAAAAAGTTGATAAGGAAAATATTTCTGCAAAGCTAAATACTTTTCAAGCTGTTCTTCATCAACATAGATTTCTTCGTTTTCAAAAACATTTTCAACAAACTTTATCAGCTGAATTTGCTCACGGCAGACGCGATATTTACCGCTTTTAACAAGGTCGATGTAATCGTCTATGACTTTACAGTTCGTCATCCGAATCACTCTCAACTTTGTCGATTGACAGCCCCATTTGTGAGAGGATCGCTAAGCGCTGTTTGTTGTACATTACGGCATTTTTTACTGAAGGGTTGTCCTTCATGTACTCTTTACCTGTGGCACTGATAGCTTTGTATGTCAAGCCATTTTGGCGGATGTCCGCCTGCATTTTACGCTCAAGCTTCGTGCAAAAAATATAGCTGTCAATTAAATCTCTATAGACTTCAATGTTTGCCCCTTTCAAGGTCAGTTGTTCAATCAAGCTGTCCTTGATTTCTGCAATTTTAATTTGCGCCATTTATGCTGCTCCTCTCTCAAAAATTTCTCGCGCACGCACACGAGACCAAACTGTCGTGCCTTTACACCGTTATCCATTGACCTCAGAATTTTTCGATTTTTTACCCGGGGGTATGTCTTTTTTTTCGACTTACCACCTCTCGGCAAACTCATCTTTTAATTTTTTTGGTTCATATTTGTGATGTTCCTTGTAATGGCAATCCTTACAAAGACATTCAAGGTTGTTGATATCAAGAGCAAGGTCAGGTCTTGCCTTGAGGTATAGCTTGTGATGCACGGCTTCACAAGGGCTATACTTACCCACAGCACGACAGCGTTCGCATTCGTAATGTTCTTTCGCTTTTTTTGCATCTCGAACTTTTCGCCAATCGGCTGTTAAATAGAATCTATATGCCTCGCCCTCACGGATTTGGCGGACGATCCAGTCCGTAGTTACTTTTCGTTTTATCATTACAATTTAATTTTACAACAGGTTTAATCGCTTCTACTGACATCTTTCTTTGTGCAATATGTACAAATGTTAAGCCCACGAAGTTTTGCGCAAAGCAATCGTGCTTCTTTGAGCCATCTAAACACCGTGCGTTCGTCTGTATAGTTATTGACAGCAAACTTGGTCACTCTCAAATTTATTTCACCTTTGTGCAACGGTTTTGTTGGTGCAACAAAGTAAACAGCGCTGACAGCTTGACAGATGTAGTCTTTACCGCTATTGGTCAAGGCATTAAGTGTGTCTGCCACAGCAAGCAGGTCAAGTTGTAATGCTCGGTGCATTGTCTTGTCAGCTACAACCTGTGCTTTGCTTGGAAATCCAAGAGAGGCATAAAGTCTAAACTGTGCAATTGTATAATCTCTTGTTGTATCTCTCAAATCCTTGCACCTCCGATTTTCTTGTGTTTATGGCTATTGGCCAAGTAAGTAAAATGAAAAGACGCACCCGTGAAGTCGTTTATCCACATTTCGTCACGATAAAAATAATATCCTTCGGGACAAGGCAAAGCCTCACCTCGTTCGAGTTTTCTGTATTCTCGTTTTTTCCCTTCAACAACTTTGACCTCAGGCTTATTGAGATTGCGAGATGTTTTCAAGCGCTTCTTACCATTGACATCTTTGCGTATGTATTTTGCAAGGTCAGCATAATTTCCGTCTTGGTAGAGCGGAGTGAAATTTATTCCGTTTTTCCACGGCCAACATTCCGTTAATATTTCACGCACGCAATCTTCAATCACGATGTGCAGATGCCAATTTTTCCCGAGCTTGCCACACTCACAATAACCGATGTATTTAAACTTGATTTGTTTCTTATCTGTCCTGCGTTTCACTCGCTTAAAAAAATTCGACACAACTTTTTCAAACTCAGCTTCGGTAAATTCTTTATAAGGCGCAGAAAGTCTTGCAAACCAGTCACCCTCAGAAAAGTTGCAGAGGATAAGTCGTTGCGTGTGCTGTTCTCCTCTAATGCGGTTTGCTTTTGTTTGCTTCTCACTTGATTTTGATTGATTGATTTGTCGAGCGAGATTTTTTTTATTCCGTCTGCGAAATGATTTATAATATTTGACCTCGAGCAAAGGACCTGATTTAATTTCACACTTGTATGTAAACATAGTTAAACCTTTATTATATATGTAAAAGCTAAAACGGTCACTTAATTAATTCCTTGAGCAGGCTATTAAAGGAGTATCTCAACTCCTTTTTTGTGACTATTTATTATTCTGTTATCGTATTAAAAAAGTCAGATGATATAAATATGCAGTAGTCCGTCTGACCACCGAACTACTGCTCTGTGCAACCTTGCCGCTGCAATTGTGTGTTTGATTTTTGGTGCATTCTTTTGTAACAGCTTAATCAAAACGGAAGTCGTCGCTTTGATTACTTTTTTTTAATATAGGATTAACTTGATTTGAATTTCCTTTAAGATTTTGCAGCCGGCAAGAATATTGCCTTATTAAATGCCAAAGTATTCTTTATAGCTTTTTGCGATACCCTGACAATTGTCAGATTTAACCGGCACGTGACAAGCTACAGTTCTGATATTGTCGGCATCCAATTCCTTAAAGATTTCAGTTGCTCTTGTTTCTTCTGTTGACTTGTAAAATTTAAAGAGCAAATCCACAAATGGTATGTCGCCGAACTCGTCCAAAAACGCTGTATCATTTTCGGTTAGTGTTTTTAAACATTTTTCCTTGTATGTATCCGATGTGTCCGATAAGATAAAAAGTTTGTTATAAACATCGTGCTTTGTGAGTAGGTCAATTATCTGTAAGGCGATTTGCAACGTATTAGTATCGTGATTGGCAATTGCCTTTGACAGCTCCGTTAGCTTGCAGGAGGTTTCTCTTGTGCGTTTAATCCACTCGATATGCTCTTTGTCAGCAAAAAAAGTGTCGGTTCTAAATCTGCGATACTCTTGCAATAATTTATATTTGGCCTTAACGCAAGACTTAGCGGATAGTAAGCCTATTTTTGTGCAACTGTATATAGCCGACATCGACAGCACTAACCAACGATTAAACATATCCAAGCTATTGAGCGTAGCCACATCAAGGTCCCCGTCAATAAAACCTATCACAAGCCGGTCGAGTTCTGACAATGTTTCTGCCGCTGTCGGCTTGTCCTGCATTTCCGCTGCAACCGGTTTTTCATTTTCACTCATTTTGTAAGACCTCCTTCATAATCATATAACCCAAGTCCTTTAATTTTTCCTGCGGCTATCTGCGCAACAAACTGGCCATAGCTGTAAGTTGTGCCGTGCTTTGCGTTGTAATCAGAACAGTAAAGACACATTCTGTCTATTCGGTCGAGTTTCTTCTTGCGACCTCGTTTCTTTTTTTCTTCACTCATTTATTTCACCTAATTTCAAATACTTTAATATTTTTTCGCTTGCCTCGTCGCAACCATAACATACAGCGACAGCGTAGCCTTGTTCATTAAGGCTTTTAAGCCATTCGGTTTGTTTTTCAGTCGGCTTATTCTTACCGTATTTTAATTCGATGAACAGACCATGATAACCTCCACGGCTGATTGGTAAAAACAAATCCGGTACACCTGCCTTTACCCCTTGCTTTTTAAGGTTGGCCGCTTCGAGCTTATTTCTGCTCCCACCGTTCGGAATGTGGAACATCAAATCAATTTCGGGATATTTGGTTCTGATGAAAGTCGTCCACTGAAATAACTTCCGCTGTTGGTCAGCTTCATACTGCTTCATCGGCAGGTCATCCTTTCTCATTTTTCAAAATCATTTCACTTTCGATGTAGAGTGCTTTCAAACTGTTTACAAGATTTTCGTCAACGATTTCGCAGGCGGCTATAAACCCGTAGGCTATCATACCGAATTTAATAGCAAAGTAGGGAACACCTTTTGAATTGTATCTTAATGTCAATGACATTTCTTGTTGCGGCATATCTGCAAACGGACTGAGATAAGTACGGTCGATGAACATAAGTCCCTCAGATGTGCTTATTGGTAATAATATTTTGCCATTATACGCAATTTCGATGTCCCACATTTCAGCGAGTGACTCATCCGCTGTACTGTCATTAACATCAATTTCAGGTTTTCCCTTTGCGATGATAAATGTAATCTTATCTCTTTGCGCATCGTTTATGTCATACAACTTACATATGTAGTTTTCATTCAACAATGGCAGTTCAAAAATCGGATAAACCGCATTGCCGTCCGAAAGCCACTGTTCTCCTTCGCTGGTCATAGATATATAAATTGACTTATTCTTTTTACATATGTCGAATGCTTTTTTTATTTTCATTGTTAAGCCTCATTTCAGCAGTTCGTCTGTCGTAACATTAAATAGATTTGAAATATCTATTATAGTTTTAATATCAGGTTCAAATTTTCCCTGCTCATAGTAAGATATACTTGTTCTGCTCAAACAGAGTTTTTCACCTAATTCTTCCTGCGTTAATTTATACTTAAGCCTTAACGCTTTTAATTTTTCGGGGAACGCCAATATTATCACTCCTCATTTAGTAGCCCCAGCTGTTGTGCCAACGCAACAACAGCGTTTACAATCAAATGCAAATCCTTGCCTTTAATATCGCACATACGATATCTGACTTTGATAGTTTCTTCTTCATTGTCGATTTCATCAAAACTAACAACTACACCTTTATTTAAGGTTTCTATTTCGCCGTTATCGTAATTAACGGTAATATTTTTAATACCTCTCATTCTTCTACCTCACTTTCAAGCCATCCTTTGTCAGAATTGTATCTTTGTGCAATTGCCGACAAGGCGTTATAGCAATAAGTTTTATTTCTTTCATTTACTTTCACTCTTATTAAATATGATTTCATAAAGAACTTCGTTATGGTATCTTCCATGTCGATCCTTAAAAAAGTCTGTAAATACAAACTTTTTGCCATTATAATGCTTACAATAATTATCATAATGTTTCTCAACAGGGTTTCCTTGAATCATTCTCCATTCCATTCGGTGAATATGGTAGTCATTGATTATCTTTCTTAGCTCCTTATAAACATCGAATCCAATCGTGGTATTATTCCGGTCGAAAGCAAACAATCCAAAGTTATAAACACAAGAAGAATACCAATCAACAGAATATGCAAAATACCCTATTAGCTTGTTGTCCTTACCGATAATAGCGTATTGATAGATATTTCCGCTGCTATTTTCTTCGATCGTAGGCAACTCATTGCCTAAACACCCCATATAAAAAAGCATATTGTCGGTGTAGCTATATTCTAATAGCTTTGCAAATATTTCATCTCTGTATAATATTGCAGGTTTAAGCATTGTTTTTACTCCTATTTATCTAACATATTTTTGATGTGCCTGATAAACATCAGATTCATCAGATCTTGCGTATATTTGTGTTGTAGTCAGTTCTTCGTGGCCAAGCATTAGTGATACTTGTTCAATTGGCATGCCGGCTCTAAGGGCATCGGTAGCCATGGTTCTTCTGAATCTATGTGGGTGACAATTTTCAATTCCAATGTCTTTACCAAGCTCACGAATGATATTTTCTATTTGTCCTTTTTCAAGTCTTTTGTATTCACCTTTTATTTTAACTTTACTAACGAACAAAGCATTGTTGGTGTCTGACCTCGTATTTTCGTATTTTTCCAAAGCAAGTTTTGCTTGTGCGTTAAGATATACGTATCTTTGCTTGTTACCCTTGCCTGTGATAATCAGTTTATCATCTTTAATGTCACTGCGATTTGCATTTTCCACTTCTGTAACTCGACATCCTGTCGATAATAGAAATTCTATGATTGCCTTCAACCTCAAATCTTTTCCGGCAGCATCTCTGATTTTTTCGGTTTCAATCGGTGTAAACGGCTTTCTAATTACCTTTTCAGCTTTTATTTTTGTGATTTTTTCTGCCGGATCATTTGGTATGTAGCCTTCAATTCTCAGTGTTTTAAAAAATGATTTTAAGTATCTTAATTTTGTATCAAGATAACTGTTTGATACATTTTTATTTAATTGTTCAAAAGCAAGGTATGCACGAATATCATTAACCTTAATGTCTGCGATAGGCTTATTTATTGCTTTAAGCATCATTTGTATTTCATTGTTATAAGCTTTTAGACTTTTGTCAGTCAAACCACTAATTTTTTTAATGGCTAAAAAAGTATTTACTAATTTTTGATTAGGAGTAACTGTTTCGGTGGATAAAGCGTAGGTTTCTTTTTTTAGAGAATATTTTGTCAACAAGACTGACAAAATTTGCTCAACCTTGTTTGCCTCATTCACAGACATATATTTTAGGCATTGTGTTGTTGCCATTCGTACGAATTCTGTTTTATCATCCATAGATACGCCTTCTTTACTTTCGGTTTTGCTTTTGTTGCAGTATTGCATATTTTTTTCGCGCTTGATATAGGCGAGCTGACCTGCAATCGCTACAAAAATCAGCACTTTTTCGTTCAAAAAAATCTTTTCCACAACGCTTACAATGTTGTACGGGTATTCTTTTAAATGATGTGCAACTGTCGCAATCTTTTTCGCATGCAATACAGCCTTTGATATTGCTCCAATTCAAGCACATATCCTTTTGCCAATATTCACTGTATTCCTCATCAACATTTGAATTCATTTTTGCAACACAACGTAAATCTCCTGCGATGATTGATAACAATAGATTAGCTTTGTTTTTTTCTTCGTTCGACATAAGTCGCTTGTATTTTAACGGCTTGTCAGGCGTCCCGTCTCCAAAGTTTCCGTTGCCTATGTAATTTCGCACTTTATCAAGATTTTCCGTGAGATACTTATCGAACACACGTCCTCTGATAGCCTTAACTGATCGACCGATTCTGTCGGATATTTCTTCATATTTGCTTCCGCATTTAATCATTTCGCCAAGTAAAGTGTATTCTGATTCAGTCCATTTTTGATGGTTATCAGCTTTTATCGGTCGGTATTTGATGTTTAGGTCATTAATTCTGCGCTGTATTGCTCCTTCGCTACGGCACAATATTTGTGATAGCTCTTTATATCCATACTTTTGCTTTACAAGCAATTCTTTGAGAAGGTTATCTTCTCTGCTTGTCCATGGAGTTGCTTTGATAAAACTGTTCCTTAATATGTCTGCCTCTCGTTTTGGATTTACCCAATCGGGCTCTGGTCCTAATTGATATCTTCCAAGTTTCGAAAAATCTAAAAAATATTGATTTTTCTCTGCCCACATCCAAAATTCATCTATGTAAACAACGATGAAATTTGTTTTTGAACTTCTTGAAATGTTGTGAGTAGGCAGATTCCTATTTTTTACCCACGATGTTTTTAGATAAGTGGCAGAAGTGTTTGGACGAATGAGTTTATAAAGATTGCTTATTGTGATGTATCTATAGCCATTAGCCAAGAAAGGTCCTAAGTTTAACTTACCGGCTTTTAGCCTTATTGCACATTCGGATCTATCAAGGTGTTTTGTTATAGTGGCCATATTAACGTTGCCCCAAGCAGAAATAAGATAATCTATTTCATCGGCCGTCCATGTTTTATTTAACCTCGACATTTTGTAAATCTACCACCTTACGATCTCATTAAGCTGTTTTTTAATGATTTGTAAAAGCGCCTCTTCTTGCATAGATTCATACCTTCTTATAGCAGTTTTGAATGTGAAACATTGGAGTTGTCCAAATTTCAGCACCTTTAGAACGCTCAGCAAAATAGTTCGTATATGGATCACTCAAACTATCTCCAATTTTAACCGCCGCTGCACAACCTATCAGCGACAGTGCTGTATAGCACATCAGAGCAGTTGATTTGCTGAGCTCTTGGCAGACAATGACACATTGTGTTTGATAATTGATGTCATGATTTTTCAGCACCTCACAAAACGCAATTACATTTGCTCCGCCACCGACCGTAGGCTCAAGAACCGAGATATATCCTTTTTGGGATAATTCAGCTTTTGCATTTTTCTCGTCAAACGAGCTTTCCGCCATTGCATAAGATACGGTGTACGGTGTGAAAAATTGTCCAAGAGCGCTGCTTCCCATATCAAGTTGCATATACAAATCCCCCAAAAAATCTTGAAATGGATTTGCTTCGAGTGCATTAGTTATCTCGGCGAAAATTTTTACAATTGTTTCAATTTCGCTTTCACTATAATTTTTGGTGATGTCTTTATAGCGATTTTCGTTTTTTTCAAATGTTTGACCAAAGCAAAAAGTATTCTGAATGCTTAGCGCAAACATTTCTATGCAATCGTTGAACACTTGCCACAATGACCTTGATCCTGTCAAATTGTTAAATAAGCTGACAAGTTTTTTGTATTCGGATTTAACTTTGATTGATGCCATTTCCTTCACCTAAAGCGGACCATCTGCACCTGCTCCGCTTTCAATGTCAGAATTTATTTAAAGAGGAGTAAACGAGTTTTATATGACAAGCTGTGCAGAGCTTGTTATCGGTTAATTTGTTCGGGCATCTGCACCTACCCGAAAATACAATTAAAGAAAGAAGGTATTAAATGGGATTTATATAATCTCACAAGTGCAGTTGTGTGATTAACTTATTTAGTTTATTTTACTTCACCGGAGGTAAAAATCGGATGTGTGCCGTCACGGAGCTGTATCTCCTCGTCACTCATCACATAGCCGAGTTTACATAGCAGATTATAAAATCTGTTGAGTTCGGGATTGTTTTTTCGGCTGAATGTCTTGTCCGAATAATTTACACTGATATAATCGAACGAACCGTAAATTCTCTGGCTCAAAGCGTATGCCGTCGCCATTAGCATTCTGCCGCTGTCATTGTTCCAATGTTCGTTGATGTAGCTATCTATGTTTTCATCATCTTCAAAGTCGTGTTCGATAATTTCTTCAAAACGATATTTTTTGTTACTGGCTCCTGTCGCCACTTGGGCGACTATAAATTTCACAAGCTCCTGCTTCTTGTTGTTGTCATTGAAATTCGTATCCAGCATAAAGCCTCTTCTGAGAGCCTCACAGCGTTCGTCTGTTTCTTCCGCCTGTTCAACAAGCTCGTCCCATCTCTGCTCTTCAAGCTTTCGCTTTTCTTCTTCGGCATCGATCTTTTCCTGCTTTTCAAATGCTTCTGCGTAAATATAAATGTTTGAGCCGTAACCAAAATAAAAATATCTTTTCCTGCCGTCCGCAAAGTCTTTACCGATCAAATCTTTGAGCGCAAAAAATCCCGTATATTCGTAGTTGCTTGGAATTTCGTCATGTTTCTGCGCTTTAATCATTCCATGTTCAAGACAGAGCTTTTCAATTTTTTCTTTTTCTTCATCGGTCTCCTGCTTTTTAACAGCAGAATACAAAAGATTATCGAAATTATTCGTTCCGATTGATTTAAGCAATTCGTTTCTTACTTCAATATTCTTAATCTGATTCAGACGCTCGTAGTCTGCCAATGTGGGTTGTCTGAGCTGGCTTTCTTTGAATGATTCCTCGTCAAGCTCACAGAGTTTTACTCTCCGCCTTATTTTGCTTTCCGAAAAGCCTGTCTTTTCGGCAACCTCTGCGACCGTATCACCGAGGTCGAGCAACAGCTGACAGCCCTTTGCTTCTTCATACACCGTCAAATCTGACCTTTGCATATTCTCTGTGAGCATCGTTGACAGCTGTTCTTTCTCTGTCATTTCAACAATCGCACACGGCAGTTCAGTTAATCCTGCCTGCTTTGCCGCTGCAAGCCTGCGATGCCCGATGATAACGGTAAAATCATCCCAGTTATCATCGTTTGGCACTACGGTCAAATTCTGCAAGATACCGTTTGCTTTGATAGATTCTGCAAGTTCTGAAACATCGCCGATAACCTTTCTTGGATTGTCGGGGTGCGGGTGCAGTTTGTCAGTCGGTATCATTTGTAATTTAGATTTTTTATTCATTTATATAATCTCCTTGATTTTTGCAAGGTTATCTGATATAATAACGTTGGACTGTATTTGTACGCAGATAGCCTTGTGTTATTTGCCGACCGTTGATTGTAGTGCAAGCAATCAACGGTCTTTTTCTTTGCCTGTAAAATTCATCGGTTGCACTCCTCAACCGCTACGCAAATAAAGCCTTTGGAGGTTTCTTTAACGTCAATCACATCTGTGACCGCAAGCTCAACCTGTATGCGTTCAATCTCAGGCGGTAAAAACAGATTGTTACCCTCACAAAGTTTATTAACTTCATTTAGTACCTTGATGATTCTGACCTTAAAAAAGTCAATGTCGCTGTGTGCTGTTTCGAGTTCATCGTTTTTAGTGCTGAGGCTCTTTCGGGTATATTCAAGCTGTTCTTTACAGTGCTTGTACTTTTTTCTGAGCGACCTTTTGGTTTCGTAGTTTCTTAAATGCCACATTTGTTATACACGCTCCTTTTCAGCTAATGCTGTATAGATTTCTCTTTCTACGAGCACGCAATCTTTGACTTCGCAAAGTAAAGGTGTGAAATTCGGCTCAACGGTTTCGCCGTCTGAAAGTCGTACTGCATAAAAATCGTTGTTTTTTATGTACCATTTGCCATCTGAGGCTAATACAAAAATATCGCCTTTTTTCAAGTCTTTAAAAGCGATATGTTCACGGTTATTTGCACGGTTATTTGCAATGATTTCCATATATTCACCTATTCTTTCATTTATTTGATTTGCGACATCTCGTATGGATGTTGATTTTATGACTGATGTAATTAAAAAAGTCATAATTCTTAGAGCGTTCGGCTCGGCGGTTGTCGCACTTTGATTTGTACTCGAGGTATCTTTCACAATCTGTATGACATCTTGTCGTCCGTATCTGACAGCCGTAGCACGGCGAATTTATCATTTTTACGCCGTCCTTTCGTTGATTGTATTTCCGCTGCCGATCAATTTGTTGAGCAGTGTAGTCAGTAAGGATATATCTGCGCCGCTTGCATAGGTCTTTAGCCGGTCAATCGGTATGTTGTAGCTCCAACGCCCTTTGTCGCTCTGTACGGCTGAACCGATAGGCAGGGTTTGTTTTTTTAACCCCTCATAAACATAATTGAGAGCAACTCCGAGATATTCAGCCGCCACGGTCGGCGGTACATCTCTGTACTCCTGATTCGTTTTAGGGTTGATAAGGATTTTGTCGTTCATTTAATCACCTCATTTTTGTTGTATATTGAACTTTTTGGTGTTATAATCAAGCAAAGGAGTTGATTATTATGTGGGGTGTAATTAGTGGGATTTTAGGTATATTAGGCTTTTTGATTTCTCTGATAAATCTAATTCAATATTTGCTGTCACGCAGAATCAATTTAGAAATTCAGATAAAAGAGTGTATTCTTCGTCCGTATGTAATGGGTCAGAAAAAGCTGATTTTACATTATCAAACGAATAATAAATCCAATCTGCCGATTACCATTACCGATTTGCAAGTTGTTTTTGATAATGAAGTTTACAACGAAAGCATTTATACATTTGAAATATTTGCTTGTGAATATGTTACAAGAGGTAAAGTCAACTATATTCCAACTTACAACGAACATTTGCCTATAAATCTTCCAATGCTTTCTTCACATGCAGGTTATCTCGTTTTTTTAGTTCCAGAAGATACTCCTGAAAATGTTTGTAAAGATTTGACTTTGAAAATTCGCACCAATCGTCATAAGGAAGTACGAAAGACATTCGCACCGAATGAATCGGTAGTTCTCCGCCGTATTTCTCTAAAGAAATTTCGTAGAAATCACTCTGAATAGGATAAGCAGGGTGTTCAAAGGGCAATTGTCGGGTCGGCATTGCCTTTTTCTTTTTATTACGGTTTTTAATAAATTTTGAGAGCATTTTTTATCACCTCAAATCCTACTTAAATCTTATTGTCTTGCCGGCGGCTTCTTTGGAGCAGTCGGCAAGTTCTTTGACTGTGGGTATTCTGAAATTCTTCATACAATAAACTACCATTGCTCTTGTAGCAATTTTCCATTTTACAGCTTTTATAACTGCCACTACTGCTACTACGGTAGCGACTACCGCATATATGGTTAGTGCCATTTTTATCATTCCTTTCTGAGGTAATAAGTTAAGCAGACTGCTTAAAAAACTGCCTTGGATCAACATCAAGCACTTGACATATTCCCAAAAACTCTTCTGCTGTAACCTTACGGTTGGAATTTAATATTCTTGAAATTGCATCAGCGGTCATTCCAGTATGCTCACACAAATATGATTGTTTAAGTCCTTTTTCTTCGACAATCTTTTTAAGTTTTTCGTTCACAGTCATACCTTTTACCTCCTTTCAACTGTTAAATGCTACATTTTATAGATTTCATTTTAATAATAATCTAATTTTTGTAGATTGTCAAGAGATTTTTAAAAAATTTTTCTACATTTTTCAGATTTTTTTCTTGACAATCTGTAATTAGCGAATTATAATAAAAGCGTAGATAAAACATCTATAAAAGGAGAAACAAAGTGTCAAGAGAATTTATAGCACAAAAATTAAAAGAGTTAAGGAAAAAAAGCGGATTAACCGCCGATGAAGTCGGAAAATTAATAAATAAAAGTGGAAAAACCGTAAATGCGTGGGAGAACAATCACGGTCAACCTGATGCAGAAATTTTAATCGCACTTTGTGATATATATAAAGTAGATGATATTCTTGCAGAGTTCAGAGAAATGCCAAACAAAAGCAATACTATGATTTTAACCAATCATGAAAAAGATTTGGTTTATGCTTATCGAAATCACCCTGAACATCAGTACACAATTGATACTATTTTAAAAATTAACGATAATCTAATACCAACGGTTAAAGCCGCACGAAGTGACGGTAATAATCAACCTATTGAAATAGTTAATCTTCCTGATCTCAGTAAGTTTGAGCCTGACGATACAGACCTATAAGCATTACATAATAAAAAACACCTCATAGGTTACAATACCTATGAGGTGATGAAATTTGAATTATGGTAAATACAAACAGGCACGCAATGCCTCTTGGCAATGTCTAATCGACTACAAAGTAAACAGCTTGCCTGTTAAGGTAAGCCAAATAGCTAAGCGAGCCGACATCACTTTGCTTCGGAATTCGGCGGTCAATCTGCTAACCCAAAACGAGAGCGGTACAACGCTTATGCAAAATGATAAGCTGTATATTGTCTATGCTGATGAGCAATCTCCTCAGCGGTGCAGATTTACGATTGCACACGAACTCGGTCACATCTTTTTGGGGCATTTATTTAAAGCTGACGGCAACGGTTTTTTAACAGCCGATGACGCCGAACACTCTGCAAATGTGTTTGCTCGAGATTTGCTCGCACCAGCCTGTGTCCTTCACGAATTGCACGCACTAACTTCCGCTGCTATTGCAGAATTATGCAACATCAGTCTTGAGGCGGCGACCTACAGGGCTGAACGAATAGCAGAACTCGAACGCAGAAAAGCCTTTTATCTGCACCCACTTGAACGGCAAGTAAAGAAACAATTTGCAGATTTTATTAAGCAAAAAGAAAACCTACCATAGTGGCAACTATGGTAGGAAAAATAGGAACGGTGAGAAGTTGGACCTTCTCTAATATTATTTTAATATACGATATATATTTTGTCAATATATATCGCAAAAAGAGGAGGATTTGTATAATGAAATGTCAAAAATGCGGGGCTGAGGTTCCTGTCGGTGCAAAGTTCTGTAACGAATGCGGAGCGAAGATTGAACAGGTTGCTTTGTTTAAAGATGACGAATCTAAAAACACAGAACCCTGCAAGTGTGAAAGTTGCGGCAATATAATTCCGAACAATTCAGTATTTTGCCCGATATGCCATACATATCAAAAAAACAAATTCAGCCCTACGGGAGAAGCTGAAAAAACGACTGAAAAAAAGCCTATATATCGCACTCCACATTTTTACATTGCTTTGCTGATAGCTTTGATTTTGGGTGCAACCGTTGTAACCGCCATTTCGCAATGTAGTCAAACTGATTTTCAAGAGCCTGTAACAACTTCTACCAATCAAACCGCTAACGATACCTCAGAAACCGATTTGTTTGAGTGGTATGATATAACTCCTTTTTCTATTGATATTCCTAAAGAGTGGACGCATAAAGCTCATGACGGTTACCATTATTTTTACGACCCTGACGGAAACAGGCTGTATATAAGTTCATCTCAATCGAATATTTCACCATCTCAATTTACCTCAGGCTATGTAGACAGCTTTCTTGATGGCTTTGCAAATTCGTTTGATGACTTTGAAGAAATAAGCAGAACTACAACTCATATAGATGACTTTCTCGCTTATCGTGTAATAGCAAATTTGGAATTATCCGGAGATAAGTATTACGGCACAATGTATGTGTGGGTGACGAAGAATTATTTGTGTTGTATGCTTTTCACAACCGAAGGCAATAAGCAGTCTGAAGAATTTGATTTTTATGAAGACATCATTGTTAATTCTATAATAACATATTCTTCAAAAGACGTTCGTTCACCTGAAGAAGATTCGACGAAAAAAGCTACTGAACCTGAAACAGAAAAGCCTACCAAGAAGCCGACAGAACCGCCTACTGAAAAGCCTACCAAAAAGGCAACGGAAAAGCCTGTCGATTCAATTACTGTCAGCCAATCAAATGCATTAAAATCCGCAAAATCATATCTTGAATATTCTGCGTTTTCATATAATGGTCTTGTCGAACAACTTGAATATGAAAAATATTCACACGAAGATGCAGTTTATGCCGCGGATCATTGTGGAGCTGACTGGAACGAACAAGCCGCAAAATCTGCAGAATCTTATCTTGCGTATTCATCTTTTTCAAGAGATGGCTTGATTGAACAACTCGAATATGAAGGATTCACCCACGAACAGGCTGTTTATGGTGTAGAACAAAACGGATTGTAATGTGTGAATTTTGTTGGCAAATATAAAATAAAAAAATCCGCCCTGTCCTGTTGGCGCAGGATAGGACGGCAACCATTACAAAGAGGGCAATGGTACTTTTTCTTAGCAAGTATATTGTACCACATCCCGTTAAAATTTACAAGATTTTAACGGGATTTTTGCACCCTTTTTTAAGGAGCAAAATTATGAAAAAATGTATAAACCGACGGTGTAACCGAGAACTACAGGATGATTTTGTATTCTGTCCGTATTGCGGTAAAAATCAATCATCTGACAAACCAAAAAACAGGCGCAGAACAAAAGGAACAGGAAGTATCTACATACGCAAAGACAGCAAATCTAAACCGTATGCTGCCGCAAGCAGTATCACAGGCAAACAAGTTTATTTAGGCACTTTCGCCACAAAGCGAGAGGCAGAAAACGCCCTCAAAGATTACGAGTACAATCCTGTCAATGGCTTTAATATGACGCTCGAGCAGTTGCACGAAAAATGGATGAAAACTAAAGCATATAAAAAACTTGGTGACAGCGTAAAAAGCAACTATGCAAGTGCATACATCAAGTTGAAACCTCTGTACAAGCGTAAATTCAGGGACTTGCGCACCTCGGATTATCAATTCATCATAGATTATTACGACAACCCACATCACGAGGTCGGTGCAGAAGGCAAATTAAAATATCTTCTGCCAAACGGTAAAGGCACCTATAAAGTCACAAGCACACCGAAAATCTGCCAAGGCTTAGGCTACTCGGCGCTACATAAGATTAAATGCTTCGTCACAAGTCTTTACGATTTTGCAATGAAAGAAGATATTGCAAATAAAGACTACGGCACATTCATCGAACTGCCCGAACCCGAAGAAGTAAACGCTACGCGCTTTACCGATGTGCAGCTTGAGCTTATCAGACAAAACATAGGCAAAGTGCCTTATGCCGATTATGTTTATATTATGTGCTACCTCAATTTTAGAGTAACCGAGTTTCTTTCGCTCACTACCAAGCAGTACCATATGAGTGAACAGGGCATACCTTACTTTATCGCAGGCATAAAGTCAGATGCCGGCAAAAATCGTATTGTTCCGATTCACCCGAAAATCTTAAATTTAGTTGAGAACTGCATGAATCGCAAAGGTGAAACGATCTTCTGCCGAATGCACGAAGGTTCAGAGATTGGAAAAGCAATGAACAAAGACTATTTCTTGAAATATTGTTTCCGACCGGCGATGCAGGCTCTCGGATTAGGTGATGAGTTCACTCCTCATTCCTGCCGCCGAACTTTTTCAACTCGCATGTCAGCGGCAGGCGCACGAGAAGAGGACATCATCGCACTCATGGGGCATACAGATTACAAAGTCGACATTGACCATTACATTATCCAAGAGGTTGACACCCTCTACAACGCAATCAAATTACTGGCATAAAATAAGCCATCCGATTACATTTCGGGCGGCTTTTATTGTAGAAAATCTGTAGTATATCTGTAGTATAAGAGATTAAAAGGCATAAAAAGAAGTGAATAATTTTGAAAATCAAAAATATTATAAACAAAGCAAAAAGCCAGTAAACAAGCCGTTTTTGGCTTAATTACTGACTTTTTTTGTGGCTCCCCCAACTGGGCTCGAACCAGTGACATCATGATTAACAGTCATGCG